CTTTGTCTTTGCCATGATTACTCCGCTTGCATCCCAGAAATCAACGGTGCAAAGCCTAGATCCTCAGCTTTCTTCCGTAATGCCTTAGAAACAGGCTCTACCGTCATTTTAGATGCTTTCTGCATCATTAGCGAAGCTAATTTCGGGTCTAGCATTGCCTCGACCATAAGATCCGCAATCTGTTGGTCTGGAAGTTTGTACAGAAAGTTAAGTGGAGACGATAAGGATTTAACTGTTGTCGTTCCCGCCAGCACATCCGAAAACATAGACCCTATAAGGTTTGCTGTTGAGAAGTTCTTGAACGTGTCAGACCCTGGCCTTCTTGCAACGGCAGAGGTTAGCGAAGCGGTTCGATCAAGGTCTTTCATGAGGTTGTCGAGCATTGTTTTTTGTTCGTCGCTCAACGTCCTTTTGATTTCGTCTGCTCGAGCATTAAGTTGATTTTTTAACTTTGCTTGGCTAAAGATAGGGACAGACGTTACGCCAGCCGTTATGTCTGGCGCAGCAACCGTAGATCTTTTCGCAATATCTTGCATCAACTCCATTTGAGAGATGGGCTTAGACATCTCTCGATACTCCGCCATGTAAGACTTGTACCCTGGAGCCGCAGACTCAATAACGTCATCAAGAACTTTCTGAACCTGCGACAATTCTTGTGCGGCAAGTTTTGCCCTGAAGTCGTCCTTATCGAAAAGACCCTCTTTAGCCATGCGAATATCTTTGCGTATACCATAAAGCCTTTCCGCCGTTAATGGCCCACCTTCTTCTACGTCCTTAATCAATCCCTGTACAAATTTCATGGTATCGCGCACAGGTTTAGAACCACCAGTTTTGCCGCGCACAATATCTGTGATTGCTGTTCTGACGGGATCTAAAGAGCTAGAAGCAAGAGGGCCAAACTGGTTTTGAGCTAAAAACGCTTCTTCTCGCATTGGGCCTGTAACCTCAGCCCTTCCAGCTTTCGCAACATCAAGCATTTCGGGAGTCGCCGCCTTGCGCTCAAACTCCTGCATTCTTGCCAAGTTTTGTTGCGACATCCTTTGACCAATCAAGTTTTGAGGGTCGAATATCTTTGAGATCGGGCCTTGCAATGCCATTAAGCCAGGATCTCGAGATGCTTCCGCCATAGTCGGCATAGAACCAGGGATAAACTCTGGAGCAGCTTGCATCCTTGTTGCAGCTTCGTCCGGCAAAGTAGCTGATTTGCGCAATACATTGCCAACGATCACCTGCCTACCTTCTTCGGTAAAGGGCTGAACAATCGCCCTGCCGACCTGCTGAGCACTTCTTGCTGCGCCTGGTGCGCCAGCGGGAGCAACCGAGCCAATCATGCCAGCACCTAACTGAACCATTGGGCTCATGCCTTCTTCTCTAGCAGCTCCAGCCGCGGTTGCACCGCCAATCGCCGCCGCCGCTTGCGCTCTTGGATCTCGAGCAAGAATATCGGCAACACGCCTAGCGGTTTGGCTTTGTGCGACATCCCTAACCATTCTTGCGCCTTGCACAGCACCACCAGTTCCAGCAAGAGCAGCAGTTACGTCTTGTGCCACTCTTTCTCTAGAGGTTTCTGGCTTAGGAAGGATTTTGTCTAATAAAGACTGGATGGTCTGGCTAGGAGGAACCGCAATATCTCTACCCGCCGCAAGGTTCATAAGTCCCGTAATTGGATCGGCAATCATGGTTGGGAGCGATGTTAAGCCAGTGATCGCCCCTCGAGCAGTCAATCCCAATTGCCTTGCAATACCACCAGGAGACGGTGGCTCGGCCGGAGTTTGGCTAGCCTCCAGCATTTGTCGAATAGGTTTTTTAAGAGCCTCTACCTTGTCGTAGTTTGCTATGTAACGCAGACCGGCAACCGACACCTTAGAAATGTCGCCAGAGGCAATCGCTTCAAGGTCTTTTTCTGATAGCTTGCTCAAGTCCATTATCGGCCTTTCGATTCCATTTTTCTACGCAACTCTTCTTGCGCGGCACGTCTTAACTCGTCAGGGATCGAAGATTTAACTGGTTGGCCTGGCGCAGCAGATGGAGGAGCGGCAGCAGGGACTGGCGCAGAAAAACCAATTGGCGCACCAAGCGTTCGAGTATTTAGGCCGTATCCCTGGCCTAACTTGCCGCATCACCATACAAAGCATCTGCCAGGCGTCTGAAGTCAACCCGTTGCTGCTCTGTTAATTTGGTTCCTTTAATAACATTGTCCGCGTAGCCTGTGATGCGATCCATTAAACCAGTAGCTTGCATTGCCATGCCTAGTTCCGACTCTCTAACAACAGAACCAGGGTCGAGCAATTTCATAATCTTTGTTGCAGCCGCAAGATCGCCTGCTGGCGACCTTAAATCAATAGCTTTAGTGATTTGACCGTATGCAGATTTAACCTCTTGGAAAGCCTTGTAAACAGGCTCGTTTTTGAAGCCAGATGAAAGCTTCATTTCGTTTTCAAAGCCTTTTTGCCCTTCGCCCATCCTGATGTTAATTTCAGGCTTACTTGACATTTCCTTGTACGAACTAACAAGTTTGTTAAGTTGTTCTTGCGAAATGTCTACAAGAGGCGTATCAGGTTTTATTCCGGCCTTAGCAAAAGCGATATCCATAATTGATACCTGCCTTTGAGGTTTAACATCTTCTGCTTTTACCCCGCCAATCTCGCGCACAAGATTGCCCGCCTCATCAACAACAACTTTTCTTTCTCTCCCTGTCGCGGGGTCGTAAATAGACTGAACGCTTGTTTTTCCAACTTTCCCCTGCGATAGTTCAAACTGTTTTTGCAAGCCACCCATTAGCTTTTCAAAATCACCAGGCGGTAGAATTGACGATAACTGGCCTGCGATCTCTTGATTGATTGCCGGTGGTTGCCCTGCTTGCCCAGGAATAACTAGCTTTGGCAAAGCAGTACGCAATGCCTCTTGCTGCTGCCTTTTTCTTGCGGCCTCTTCCAATTGAACGCCAAGCATCTTGTCCTGCACTGCTTGCTGCATCGCACCACGGTAGGCTTGTTGTCCTGCCATCAACCCCTGTCCGACAATCTGCCCGATGTTCTGACGCTGTGCAGAAGGCCCAGAAGCCATAAGCAAACCGATACCCGTCCCTAACAGACCTTGACGCTGTGCTTCTTGACGTAGCCTTTCTGCGTCGTCAGCCCCCATGAGTTGCCCCATGTAAGACGGTTGGCTTCCAAACAATCGAGCTAAGTATTCGTCCATCTTGCCCTCACAACAGAGAGATGCGCTTGCGTTGCACTGGCTGAGCGAGCAACGAGTTGAAATCTACACCCTGCGGGACTTGTCCGCGCTTGATGCCTGGAGGAGGTGGTGCTTGCGGGGCCGATTGCTGCATCATATTCATGCCTTGCATACCCATACGCATAGCCGTAGGCGACCCAGAAGAAAAAGCCATTTTAGCTAACGGGCCACCAGCACCCGCATAAGTCGCAGATCCACCTGTAGACATGAGCCCAGGCAAACCAAACTCACCCGTCTGCGCCGCAAGCATTGCCGCCTGCTGTGAACCCATCGTCATCCCAGGCAAAGAACCGTAAGCAGATGCTAGAAATGGGTTAGCAGTGCCAGCGGCAGCGGCAGCAGTTCCAGCAGAAGCGGCAGCCTGAGAAGCGGCAGCAGCAGTAGCCATCTCAGCAGCAGTAGCGGCAGCAGCGGCTTCGGCTGCACCAGCGGCAGCGGTAGAACCAATAACCTCGGCTGCAATGATCGGTTCTACGCCGCTCACGACAACAAAGCCTTTCCTGCTAGTGCTGTACCAAGTATGCCTGCAAGCGGGTTAGAGTAACTAGGCGCAACCGTCTGCATCCCTTGTGGCGCACCAAAGGAAGATGAGAGGAATGACTGTAAGGCTGCGTAAGGTGCTTGTTGTTGGTAGTTGAATCTTTGGATAGCGTCTTGTAGGGCTGCTTGTTGGTAGCTCTCTGCTGCCTGACCCGCCTGAGCAAGTTGTGCAATGTCCGTGTAGTCCTGTGCGGCCAAGCCTGGAGCAGCACCGATAGCTGCTTGCTGTCTGGCCCTCTCTGCTTCGTAGAGATCTAGTCCCATGCCTAGTGCTTGTTGTTGCCTACCTCTCTCAGCCTCGTAACCAGAGTAACCCAACTGTGCAGCCTGCCCTGCAAGAGCGTTAGCAAGTGCGCCTTGCGCGCGTTGCTCTTGACTCATTAATGCTTCGTTAGTTCCGTATCGTCCTGCCTGAGAGGCACGAGACCGCATCTGGTTGATTGCGTCTTGGTACTGAGTCGTTGCTGCTTGGAACCCAGGCTGTAGTGCTGACGTGTAGTACGGATTTTGTCCGAGATAACCACCTGCAACCGTATTAGCTAAGACAGGACTTGTCGCGCCTGCCAATGTCTCAGCACGAGAACCACCGAGCGTCGTTGCTAACTGCTGTTGCGCTAAAGGCACAAGCGGGTTGCCTTGCATAGCCCTTGTCTGCATCGCAGATAATGCAGCCTGCGTTTGTTGAGACGGGCCTACATAGGTCTGGCCTGTGAAAAACTCAGGAGCACCTTGTTGATAGAGTCTTTGCGCCTCGCTTAGTCCGTACTGGACATAAGGACGCATTGTCGGGTCAAGTTCGGTTCTCGTAACCGTGTTTGTCGAGCCACCAGCCATGTTAAACCTCTCTCACCCACTTACGGGGTCTAAAACCTAACGCCTTAGCCTTGCGATCCCAGCCTTTACGCCACGAATCAAAGCTGATAGTTTTCGCGCCACCACTTCTCGCAATGCCGAGAACATGATCCAAGCCTGCACGACTATCTCCCTTGCCATAAGCGCACCAAATATGCAAATTATCGCCGATAGGCTGCAAAACAACAAAGCCCACAACAGAGTTATCCTCAACAAACACCCAAAGAAGTGATCTTCCCGTAAAGCAGTCAGAATAAATGTCCTCAGGTATCCACGATTCTGGGCTCTTCTTAAGGATGACTTCCAATCCTGGCTTGATGTACTGCCAGACATTTCTTAGCTCGTCTTGTTTGATGTATTGCACATTCATCCGACCACCACATAACCGTATGTTTTGTCAGAGGTTGCATTTGGGAAATGCGTAATCACAGCAGAACCGTTCGTCACGCTCGAAACATACACGCCACCGTTAGAAAACCCGCCCACAAACTGCATCGTGGCAATCACAGAAGGAGTCGCAGGACGCGTAGGGCTCGACTGAGTGGCGATATGCTCAATGATGACAAGCGTTGAACTTGTAGCCCACATCAACTCGATGTAGTCGTTAGCCGCAAGGTCTACAAAGAGGTTAAGCGCAGCAATGACATGGCCCTTTACCGATCCATGCTTAGAGTCAATCGAGAATCTTGAGTTTGAACTAGCAATGTCAGTCCCGTTCTTTCTAACCCACACATCTACGTCTTGGATCTGCGAGTCATCGTTAGCAAACTGAATCGAGAATTGAAAGTTGTATTTACCCGCCGCCCTCACGTTAATCCGACTTGAGTTAGAGAGGTAGACGTTGTTCGTTAAATCGGTATTAGAAAACGTGATTGCATATGCTGTCGTCGTGCTTGCAGCAGATTGATCGTTGAGGTCGTAAAACGAGCCATACGGGATCGAATCGGCATAGGCAGCAGCAGAGTAGGGAACAAGGATGATCTTGCTTTCTACCCCTATCCTTGCGTCTGTAATCGTGGTTGTGGTGGCGTTTCCTGTGGCAAGCGTTACCGTTCCGGTGTTGTTCGTCTTACCGTCCATGATGCCACGGACAATTTCAGCAACGGCTCTCTGATCGCCACCAAACGGAGGCAGCGTCCTGAAGATCATCGCATACCCTGCGGAACGATAGTTACATCTAAACCAACCGCAGACGACCAAACGCCAGAAGGTATTGCTTTGATCCGATGATAAGTTCCCGCTGAGCGTAACCCAATGCGGTTATCGTCGTTGCTCGTGTAAGTAGAACCCGTGAAGTCTGTCTGTTGGTTTAGCCTGCGCCTTGAATTGACTTGTACGGAACAAGTTCCACCGTCAATAACAGGTCGAATCAGTGTCATCACCGAAGGCATGTCGTTCAAAGATAAATCCGGTGTAACGATATTCGCGGTTAGGTTAGAGCCAGAAAACGCAATGATCTTTGCGCCCAACGTACCTGTTAGCAAGGTCGAAGTCACCGTATAACCAAAGGAATCAAGGCTTGCAGGTAAAGAATCAAGACCACCAAATGCGTCTAGCTGCTCTAAGGTAAGGCCGGAGGACGAAGTTGTTGTGATCGCTGTAGACGAAGCAATGGTATCTGCGTTGATCTCAGCGTACGACCACTTAGAAAGGTTGAAGTTGTAGATCAAAAGCGCAGTCGTTTGGTCTACGGTCTTGAAACACCATATGACAAGGTTCTTAAGCGGGTCTACAGCAGCAGACATCGTAGATAACTGCGATATGTCTACGTTATTGAAGAACCATCTGTCCACCTTCTCGACAGAGATGGACTCGACCGCTTGACCATTACACCTGTAAAACCCGTCATCAGACAAAAAGAACGACATCCCTGCGTACTGGATGATCGAGTTGGGCTCCATGCACCCAAGACCCCTAGAGATCGTGTCAAACTGGAATACAAGAGGGCTTCCAACGTACGACATCCTGACCACAGCACGATCCATAAACACAATGCCGTACTCGCCTCCTGTCAATCCCTTGACATGCCCACCGTCTGGGATGTCCTGATAGTCCGCTTGGGTTGTTGCAGCAGGAGTCCAGCTTGTTTCATCACCTAACGCGCACCATTCCACGCGATTAGGGTAGACCGTTGAACCGTTGTTAAAGCCAGCAACTACAAAGTCCCTGACCGTAGTGACATACCTAGACTTAGGCGCAGCAGCACCAAGGTCTGCAAATAGGGTAGACGAACCCATGAGATAACCTTGAAGCCTGTTTCCTCCGTTGGCTGCGATCACTCGATTGCCAAACTGAGTAAAACGCCACTTTTGATCTGATGGTGTTGTATACCCCCCAGACTGCGAGACATCCGAAAGGTTTAGGTTCGTGCCTAGCTTAAAGAGTTTTGTGTCGCCGCCAGCAAAGACCGTCACCGCCTCGTCCGGAGCAGCCGCAGCAGCAACCGAATTAAGCGTTTCTGAAGCCGCATTGCTCCATTCACTAGGCGAAGATAAAGGGCCATAACCTACCTGTTGGGGTATGACGTTCTTGGCATCAACCAGAGCACCTGCTACCCCTGGCTGATCCGGCAACCACTCACCAAAGTTAATTCTCATCGCTTGGCAAGCGTCATGGTTAGAGGAACACCGGAATACTGGCCTTCCTCGTCTGAACGCGTGAGAGCGGCAATAGCACGATCATAAAGCGCACCCCAGGTCTGTAGCCTGGGATCGTTCATAAGATAAGGTTCAGCCTCGCCTAACGCCCCGTAGAGGAGTGCATCCGGACAGGTCGTAATCCAGAGATTTGTCGGGGCCGCTGTAGATAAAAACGCAGGGGCCGCGTAGTAGAGGATCTTGATGTCGTGATTGCTGTCAGGAATTGGGGCAAGTTGAATCGTAGACCCGAGGATGGTGTAGAAAGCTGGTACACCACTCTGGTTCGTCCTACCGTTCCGAATAAAGATGCTCGGCGTTGCGAACGTAATAGGGAAGTCGGGGTCAGAGTCAACGTACACATCCCTTGCTTGCAAGAAGTCACTAGGGAGGTTAATTGTCGAGACTCCACCGGTCGCCGTAACCGATGTTTGCGTAAGCATTTCGCGCAAGCGTAAATCTCTACGGAGTCGAATCTCTGCGAGTTGGATGAAGTCAGGGATCGCGGAAGTAAGATCATCTCGTGAGAGATAATTAGCTATCGTTGTTTGCAGATTGCCGTAACTGTTTAGGGCCATATTCGACATCGCTCCATCGGTATTCGTGCGTCCCGATGTGTCCTATTTCGAGGCTCAATTCGTGATCCACGAAAGTCTTAATCCCGTGATCTAGGGCTTTCACGCAAAAATGCACATCTTCGCCAATTAGACCACCCGCCCCCCATACTACATCAAACCAAGGTTGCGGCATAGCCTCAAACACAGACTTATGGGTTAGCACAACCCCAAAACCTACAGCGGTTACCTCTTCGATACCCTTCTTACCTCGACTCTCGATCTTCTCAAAGATCTCTTTATCTTCGTGAAAGTTGATCGCAGTCGGTAGAACTGGTTTACGTCTCGTGACTGCATTAACCCCGACGATCTTTTGTCCGTGTGCTAACAGTCGTTCTAACGTGTTCTTAGGGAACCTCATGTCCGAGTCAACCCAAAGGATGTACTCAGCACCATCGGCTAAGGCTTCTTTGGCTAATGACTCTCTTTGACTGAATATGAGAGTGCCTGGGGCGGTGTACAAGAGGAACGACCCTCCCGTTAACGCGCACCTATTGGCCCCGTCATATGCCGCCAGACGAGCCATATCGAAGGATGTACCCGTCATCATCGTGTCCCGACATGGAACACAAAGAGCTATCTTCATACTTTTCCTGGACGAGTTCTGAAGTGTCTGTTCTCTGGGTCGTTCATCCATGCCCTGAACTTTTTCTCGTCTGCGACAGCAAAGCCTCGCATGATCCCTTGTTTATTTAAGTCGTCAACCACCGCAAAGGGTAGTTGTGCGTACCGCGTCCACTCACCCCAACGCTCGCGCTCGTCAGTGGCGTTATAGAGTGCTTTGTTCTGCTCGACAATATCCGTAATGTCTTGAGTTCGCTCAAAGACATACTGGTCGTCGGTTGCATGAAATTTAGTTTTGAGCATAAAAAAAGGGAGGTTGTTACGCCTCCCTCTTTTTTACCACAGTTTTTGTTACGCTGTCTTGAGGTCAGCCAAGATACCGTGGGCAGCCTCGTTACGCATTTCCATCGTGAACTCAGCAAGGATCTGGGTTTTCTCGGAGTCACCAGTCTTTGCAAGTTCGTTGGTCTGGAAGGGACGCAGATAACCAACTGCTGCGTATTCCGGATCAAGGATGAACGCGTCACGGCTACGAACGAAACGATCTGGGACTACAGAGATCGAGCCGAAGTCGCTCAGGTACACATCAGCAGCGCCGATGATGGTCGTCGGTGCATCTGACGGAGCCATGTAACGCTGTGCTGCGATACCAGCAAAGGCCGAAACAGTCTGCTTGAGTGCAGGGCCAACAACGAGGATCTTGGGGCTGCCGCCAGAGGTGTAAACCTGCTGAACGCCATCCTTGAGGATTGCCTCGGTGAAGGTACGGGTCGTACCGTCCGAACGAGTCGAAACACCGATTGTGGTGGGGTTAGCACCGTCAGTCGTGTTGTAGTTCGAGTTAGTCTTGAGCCAAGACAAAAGCGAACCCAACTTGCGAGCCGTGGACGAATTACCAGCACTGCGACCCTGGTTAGCAGCAAGGATCGTCTCTTGGTCACGCTTGAGCTCTTGCGAAGCCTTCGAAAGCTGATAAGCCTTCTCTGCGCGGCGACCTGCAAGATCAACGGCCATCATCGTGCCTGACACCTGGATCGTCTTAGCAACGATCTGCGTGTAGTTACCGAGACGAGTCGTCGGGCTGATGGTTGCCGCGGTAGCGTCGTCACCTTCAACCTGTGCGTTGTTGGTTGTTGCTGCTGCCAACGTGTCGGTCTGCCACTCGTGGTAGACAGCCGTTGCTTTGGTGCGAGCAAGCGACGAAAGGATAGGTGTCTCGGTCGGGCTGATGTTGTAAATAACATCGGTTAGATCTTCACGCTGACCGATAGCGGTGAAGGTCTGGAATGTACCTGAAGGAACAGTCATTTCTAACTCCTAATTACAAGAATCTTTCAAAAACCCTTGCAGCGTCCTGTCGACTACCTGTCTTTTTGAGACGCGCAAAGTCCTGTTTTGCTGCTTCTGACTGAATGGTCTTACCTGTGGCAGTCCCAGGCTTTAGCAACTTCGGAGCCTCCGTGACCTTTTTGGTTACCCCAGGCTTACTCTGCTGCAATTTCTGATACTGCGCGGCCATCCATAACGTCACCACGGCACGAGAGTCAGTCGCACTTGCAAGTTCAGCATCCGAATAACCAATGCTCTTTGCAAACGCCCTTAAATCACTACGGACTTTCTCACCCTTCTTCGGATCGGCGTAGTCTGGGATTGCACTTGCAACCTTCTGCGCCTCTTCCGCGATGCGCCTCTCCATCTGAACCTCTTGCTCGGCTTGTTGCTCTCTGGCAATGCGTTGCTGCTCGGCTCTTAACTGCTGGAGTTGCTTCTCTTGGCGAGTCATTTCCGCGACCTTCACCGCATAAGCTATCGGGTCGGTCTCTTTCAAACTCTCAATATCCTCACCTTGCATCTGTTGGCTCAGGAATTGATCCATTACCTTCAGTCGCTCGGCGTAGGCATCTCGTGCCTGCTTTGCTTGCTCGACAGCGGCTTTTTCTGCCTCGACTGCTTTACGCTGTTCTGCAAGCGCGTTAGTTTTCTTATGGTAATCAGTGCCCTTTTGGTAGCCTTCGATCAACTCTTGGAGGGTCACCTCGCGTTCTTCACCTGCGGCTTTCACCACAAAACGCTGTTCCTCCTCTTGAACCTCCTCTTGGACTTCCTCAGACTCAGATTCACTGACAGCAATTTCCTGTTCTTCTGACTGGGGTTCTGGTTGCTCCGCTGGAGTCCCACCACCATCCATCATCCCAAGAAACGCATTTGCCGCCTGTCCCACTGTCAAGCTAGTCCCTTGCGGGTTGCTGCTTTCCATAAACTAACCTCTACTTAAAAAGTTTGAATCGTCTCTTGTTCATCTCGCCTTCGGCGGCAACGGACTCAAGACGCGCTTTCACACGACGCACTGCGCCAATCATGAGATACGAGTCCTCACGAAGCTCAATGTCGTCCTGATGACTGTTGATAATACGCTCGATGTTGTCTTTTTCCAACTCAGCGAAGATTTCGTTCAGAAACTCATCGCCAAGTAAAGCCTTTGCTCGCTCCCAACGTTGGGTCATAAGAGTCCTTTAGCCTTCTTTTTGGGGATTCGTGACTCATTGAGAGCCTCTAAAAAATCCTCGCCGTATTTGTTGACAGCCTTCTTACGAATGACGTACTCACCAACCTGTAGGCTTCCATACCCATCATCAGGATTGCTTGGATTTGGCCCAAGTAAACCTTTGACTTTCCCGCCTTTCTCGTAAGCGATCTTATCTGGCGTGATCTTCCCGCCCATGTAGCTTGCCTGCCTGATGTCATTAGCAGGGATTACTTCGCCGCCATAACTTTCACCCGTTTGGCTTTCGTAAGCCTTCTGTAGCGCAGTCTTATCAAAGATCCCAGGCTGGAATAAAGGCTTAGTTCCGGTGACAGCAGGGATGCCAAACTCTAGGGACTGAGGTAACAAACGGGTATAACCAGCCGCCCCTGACTTAAACATAAACGGGGCTTGCTGTGTTGGGCCTGCGCCGTAAAAGAAGTCGGTTGTAGGTGTTTTTAGTGAAGTTGTCCCGCCGCCAACAGTAAACGGAACAAAGTTAGCGGTCGGTATTTGCACACCACCCAAAGCTGCGTCAATCACGCTTGCAGGGACGTTCTGCGACATTGCGTACTGCCTGACCATCTGAGCAGATACGTTGGGATTGTCTTTGAAAAGATTCTGTATATACGGAATCATTTCCGCGCTTGTATACGCAGACAATGGTTTGGTGTTGCTTACAGGTTGATTGACGACGGGTTGTTGTACGACGGGAGCCTTTGGGAAGTTAAGGCTTGCAACCAACGCAGCCATTTGGCTATCAGGAACACCTTGTTGTCCTGCAAACACTCTGAACTCATCAGGTGTAATGTACTTGCCAGCCGCCTGTTGTTGCGCGATAAGGTTCTGAGCAAACGGAACCATCTCGGTAAACGTATAGTCGGCCATCGTCTTAGGAACAATGTTCCCAGAAGCGTCTAGCTTCTGCCATGACTGTAGAGTTGGTGCTGTCACGGTAGACCCCTGGTTAACTGTTTGGTTTACGGTCTGGTCTACTGCCTGATTATTTGTTGTCTGATTGACTGGCTGTGAGATTGTGTTAACGACATCCGTTACTGTCAGCGGCTTGATTGCGTCATCAACAGCCTTAAGCAGATTTGCATCAGTTACGCCCAAAGCCTTTAGTTTGTCGCTTCCAAACTTGTTAGAAACGTACCAGTCAAACTGCTGTTGAGGTGTCATCACAAACCACGATGAAGGCAAGTTGATGCCTATGGCTTGCGCGTCTGTGCGTAGCTTTTGCTGCGCGTTTATTGCTGTTTGATAGTTGTTTTTATCGGATTCACTGCTGAACGTAGTGCCATCCGTTGCCGTGTATACCGGAGGAGGCTGGTAAACCGGAGGAGGCTCGTAAGGCGGCGGCTCTTCTTGCGGTGGCGGAGCAAAAACATCCGACACGGCAGACCTAGCCACATCAGGACTAAAACCTAACATATTCGTTAGGCCAAAGTACAAAAGGGTGTCGGGGTTTGTGTTGGAGATTAGACCTTGATTGAGAAGATACTGATCGACAAACGCCCTAAGCTGATCGGTTGTATATCCGTTGTATGTAGCCATGATTTACCCTGGTATCTCGACGTTGCCAGTTATACCTGCCCCGACCTTCATCGCCTTCATCTGCGCTTCTGCCTCAAACTCCATGCGTTTGAGTTCTAGCTCGGCTAAAGCCTTCTCTCTTGCAAGCTGAATATCGGCCATAGCCTTTTGACGCTTAATCTCGATGTCTGCTTGAGCTTGCGCCATCATCATTTGAATGGCAGGATCTGGGCCTTGTTGTTGAGGTTGTGCAAGTGCAGCATCGATCTCTGGGCCTACAGGCTTGAAGAACTCTGCTGAATCTGGGAACCCTGCCGCCTCAATCAACTTTCCTAAGACTGATCTGTACTGCGAGACGCTCACTAAAGGATTGTTCGGGCCGTACGCTTGGATGATCTGCTCTTGTTTTGACAGAACCATACTGAGCATTGCCATCTTTTGTTCCATGCTCCCCGTACCAAGTCCGACATTCACTGACACATCGTACTGGTTCGACCACTCTCGCGGGTCGTACTGGACGTACTGCCCACGCATCCGAATCAAAACTGCTTTGTCCTGGTATTTGCATAAAAGATGTAATAACCCTTTGAATAAGTCTTTTACGCCTGTTTCTGCAAAGATCCTAGCGATGAGTTCTATCTTGCCCTGTGAGGCTTGCGTAAGGGCTGCTATGGCCGCAGCAGTGACGTTCTGTAGGATGTTAGGGTCAAGACCTTGAGAGGCTTCTGTAACGCCTGTGCGTTTAGCCTGAACTTGATCGAGGTACTCTAAAAGAGGGAAGGCTTGCTGACCAACAGGAGGTGTCGTGATTGGAACCAGCGCAGCAGGATTCTTCATCCTCACCACGCCACCAGGCGTAACGCTCAAGAGATCATCGAGGTTGACCTGACCTTCGACAGCACCCATGCGGGTATTGTTTTGCAGGTAAAGGTTATCAAGCATCTGCCTCGTTACAGTCGTCTTGATAAGCTGGAGATCAACTGTACGATCAGCAGGACAATCCCCAAAAAAGCGATGAGGAATCGGAATAGGACAGATGGTGTAAAACGGCACATAGTCGGTTTCCTCGTTGCTTAGGATTTCGTTCCCCGAAAAATGCACCCGTCTTAGTTCTGCAATCCCATCCCCATCGTAGTCAGTCTTTAGGTAGCACTCAAACACTTCAACCGTCTGCATGGACTTATCGAGACTTGGCTCCATGTAAGGCTGTTCATCACGGTTGTATCGAGCTATGTACTCAGCGGAAAACTCAAGGTCGTTGTAGACCGGAAGGTTCATCACGATCTCAGGATCAAACCCCATTGAGACAAGATCCGACCTTGTGATGAGTTTCCTGTGCGCGACAAACGGTGTATCTCGAACGGTCTTTCCTGCCTTAGAGATCAAGAACTCTTCTGGAGGCACGTTCTCGACCTTGATCTTTCCGGCTTTAGTTTTCTTCATCAGCGCAACGTTATGGACACGCATGACTTGACCGTCAATATCCTGCTCAATCGTCTCTTGCGCTGCGATCTCCATCGTCCCGTCAGACATAAGCATGGCTAGCTCATCGTCTGTCAGGTTCGCGTACTGCTCCTTAGTGACTGAAATCGAGTCATCCCAGTAGGCTTTGATAACACCGACCTTCTGAAGGATTGCGTCCTTGAACCAGTCGTGCATGATCGAAATGCCAGGGTTCTGCTTCATCAGCACCCAGTTGCAATATTCAGTAGCTTGCATTGCCATAGGCTCATCGCCTGGGCCTACAGGCTCGAATACGCCAATTTGATCGGCAGACGTAAACAAACGCATGAGAGGAGGAAGCATCCCGTCGATAGCTTCTGCAACCTCGCCGGTTACGATCTGGCTGCGACCCTCTACCTCGTTACCGTAGGGGTCACGCATGTAGGCCGTTAGAGCGTTCTTACGCTGCTCGACCGTCTCGGTCTCCAAGAAACCTATCGCGTTATCAATCTCACCTTGGAGAATCGCCTTTAATCGTCCGTCATCCATTTAGACCACCCAAGATACGTTAGGTTTCAGCGGCTTAGACCAACTTGTTTGCTCTGACATACCAACCGCAAGATACCGAAATGCGTCGCTCGCATGAGATGCCCAATCGTGCAAGGGCTTATCCCAATAGACTTGACGCTTATCGTCGTATTGTCTCCGATAATTGCGTAGTGCGTCCACTCCACGCTTAGTCTTGGAGTCGAACCAACAAAATGGAATTAGCCTTCTCACGGCTTGTATCCCATCGTCAACACCCATTCTCGGCACAATCGTGATGTTTAGCCCTGCTTCTTGCAGGAGTTCTAGCCTAGATCGCCCCGATCCTAACTCTCTGACTTGCACATCGTGAGGAAGTAACTGCTCGGCTAGTTCGTAGTGATTCGTTCTCAGCCAGTTGACATACCAATCGAGTCCCTGACCGTGGTTCTCCACAAAGTCAATGAGTCGTGTCTCTAGGCCCACTCTCTGACAGACCCAGATTGCAGTGGAGTCGCCTATCCCTAGATCCCAAGCTGCGTAAGTCTTAGCTAATCCGTCTACAGGTATGTCATGGAATCGCTCAGACGGTAACTCATTGAGAAGTTGCCCGTAGTAACTTCCCTCGATTGCACTGTCAAAGGAACACTCAAACTCCTGTAGGTACTTGTCGTCTCCCATCTCGGACTTGGCTGCATCGAGTTCAGTCTGAGGGATAAGACCAGTTTCGGATGCTCGGAACTCAAGCAGTGCCCAATCGTTATGCTCTGACGCATGGTCTCTTAAGGTCTTGAAGTGGTTGTTTCCTTTTGGGGTTCCGAGAAATAACGCCCATCCCATTCTGTCCGATAAGGCCGGACGAACCACTTCCGACCAAATTTTAGGGTTCTGGTCGCCGAATTCGTCGAATACAACCCCGTCAAAATACTGTCCTCTAAGAGAGTCTCGGTTATCAGACCCTGCAAGTTGGATGCGTCTGCCCCAGAAATCAACCCTAAGTTCTGCAATATTCGCAGTGGCGTTAAGGGGCTCGGTAAACTTGAGGAGGTAATCCCAGATGACTCGTTTTGTCTGAGAGTAGGTAGGCCCAATGAACGCATATCTTGGAGCCTCCTTTGTGTTCTCTATCGCTGCTCTAATGAGATGGTTGACAGCAGAGACTGATTTCCCCATACGACGATGAGCCACAACGACTCCGAATCGCTTGTCTGCAAGCGCATGGTGGATCTGTAGCTGTTGCGCTCGCGGTGCATACGGAATGACTATTCTGGTTGCGCCCATGTCACTTGTAAAGCAACTGGTTGCCCGTCCTGACCTGTTACCTCTGTCCTTGCCAGCTTAGGTATGTGGTACTCAATAGCCCGCAAGTAAATATCGCAAGCCTTTTCTGGGCTTTTCTGCGCTACTTCGTCTAACCACATAGCAAAACGAGGCGCGTTTAGTTCAGCCATCTTTGCAATGGCTTCCCTAACTGCCGCAGTAGATTTGTTAGGCGCACCCTTCGGTCTGCCCATTCCTGCGTTTGGAGGAATCCATTTGTTTTCCACTGTATTTTACTATCCTTCTGTTGTTACTGTGCAACACCTAACAACCCTGATCGCCTTAGCTCTTCTTCGTCTATGACTACAGGTTTTCCGTTTACTTCCATGATTCTTAGTTTACTTTCTTCGCCTGGGAATACGACAAAGTTACTTGTACCGCCTTTACCTCTTGAACCTTCGTCCAAGTAACGAACACCAGGAATTCCAGCCTGTTTTAACTTAGCTTCAGTTTGTCCGCCTTTGCCGAAAACATCAAAAATTGTTTTTCCAGGCATATCCCATATGGTTTGGTAAACACCTTTCGTCAGCCCTCTCCGCTGAAGGTCGGCAAAGGTATCTAAAATAGGCTTTCCATTTTCGTCTATGAACTTCTTAACTTCTTTCGATTGTTTACCAAGCGGCTTATCCCAATCCAGCATCTTTGCTATTTGTTCGTCTGGTAGATCTACTTTATAAAAAGCACCACTTATAGGTTTTATATCTGACTTCTTCGCTTTGCTCGCAACATCAAGCATTTTTTGGTAATAATCAACCCCGCCCATATCTAAAGCAAAAGCGTCACCAGCTTTAGCGTCAGCAATTCCTTGCTTTGCTATTTTTTTAGCAAAAGCAGATCCTTGATGATAAGTAAGCCCTAACGCGTGAGTAACAGGATCTTTAACCCCGCTTTTTTCGTAAAGCGAACCCTGCCACTCAAAAGAGTTAGCCTGGTCGGATAATCTTCTTTGGTAATCTTTTGCTACAGCAGGATTCTCAGCGAAATACAGACCATGCC